GCGATCTCGGCCAATCGTCTGCTTTGCGCCGCCCGCGCGACCGCATTGGCGCGCACCACCAATCCTTCCATCATGCGCGGGTCTCCTCGCAGCGCAAGACCAGGCGGTCGGGATAGCGCGGGTCGTCTAGCAGCTGGCGGATCATCAAGGTTCGCTGTCCCCAGCGAATGCGCTGATCGATCACGACGCCCTGGCGCCGGCGGATCGTCACCCGGTGTTTCGGCATTGCGCTCAGCGCCATCGCTTCGCTCTGCGCTCCGACGCCTTCCAGCTCGACGGCCGCGAGGCAACTTGCGACGGGCTCCCAGCCCGATTCCCGTACCCCCGTCGGCGTTCGCGTCGCGACAGGCCGCTCGATAGTGATCCGCTGACACAGCGCCCCTGCGAACTCGATCATGCCAGTTTCATCCGGCGAAACGGGCGCCACAGTGCTGTCACTGCAGCGGGAATTTGGCCGCCGTCCCCGTCACGCGATGTGAACAGATAGGCGACCAGCCTCAGGACCCCGTGGCGAATCGCTTCGTGAACGCCGTTCTGCGTAACAGCCATGCCAGCCGTCCCGCTGACCTCGACAATCCCCTCGACGCCGGGATCGACGATGCGGATCCAGCCACAGCCGTTCGCGTCGATGTCGGTCGCATACGCCGAAGCGGGCAGCGATGCGCCTGAATTGACCAGGCCGGAAATGGATCGAACCGGATAGATGCTCAGCCGTTGCCACTCTCCGCCGGCGGCCAGCGTTTCGGTGAAACCCCGCTCGATCACGACCTGGCCGAGGAAGGCTTCGCAAAGGCAGCTCGCGGACCGGATCAACCCCGCCAGAAGTGCCTCTTCCTCACCCGTTTCGATTCGGGCGAATGCCCGCGCCTCGGCGAGTGTGACGATCGGCTCGGCCAGTTCGGCGTTCGGCATCAGCGCTTCTCCACGCGCAAGACGATCGACCGGCTGTCGGTCAGCCCTGACGAAAGCACAACATGGTTGGTGAGTTGGTAGAGACGGCCGGCGACTCCGCCTGCGGCGGTAGCGGTCGCGACCTTGTCGTCGAAGCTGCTGGCGACCAGCGACACCCCTCCGGTCTCCACCGGCGTGACCTGCCAGTCGCTTTGGGAGAGGGTATCTCCAGTCAGATATTCGGCGCCCCAGTCGACAGTGTAATCGAGCGCCGCCTCGGGGTCCTTGAGCAACAATGTCATGTCTGTCCTCGTCTATCGTGCCGGATCAGCGTGGTTCGGGCTTGAGCGTCGCGTCGGGCTTGGGGATCATTCTGCGCGCCGGCGGCGCACCCTTGACGTTGCCAGGTGCCTGCGCGCTCATCGGCAGCGCAGCGATCGGCTGGCCCGCGATCACCACGCGAATGTCCTCCCGCTGATCGGCGCTCCCTGGCGCCCGCTTTGCCCGTCCGCGTCCATCAGTAAGGCGCCCACCGGACCTTCAGTCGCGGATTTGTCAGCGTTCGCCCGCCGCCGGCCTCGTTCGGGGCATATTTCTGGTGGAGGAGGACGGCACCCTCTCCGAACAGCGTCTCCGCCATCTTTGTCGCGTTGGTGATGTCCTTGACCCTGAAGACCGACGCCCACAGGCCTGTCGTAAAGCCGGTAGTCAGGACGCTTGGGTCGCCCGTCGGGGTCAGCTTTGTGTAGACGCCGTGGAAGATCGCTCCGCTTCCGCCTTTGTTTCGGAACTGGATGTTGGTGTAGATCGAATCGCTTGCGGGAATGTCGGCGGTGACCATTTCCAGCATCTCGATGAGCTGGCACCGGCGCGGCGCCGAATGCGGGAACTGCGTATCGCTGTTGCCCGCCTGAACGGTCGGCATCAGGCTTTCGCGTTCAAGCTCCGGGCAACGCACGTCGGCGCTGGTTCCCGCGACGAGCGTGTAGGGATAGCCGCCGGCGACGTGTATCGTAACGTCGGGTCCTACTAGGATCCGGCTCCTGGTCTGGATCCCCCCGTAAATCGACGACGCCGACACATTGGCGTTGGTCAGCCTTGCTCGCCGGATCGTTACCGAGTCGTCGAGATTGTTCCCGACGAAGATGCCGGAAAAGGTGCAGCCGTTTCCGCTCACGTCCAGGCTGATGTTGCGCATCGACCCGTAGCTCGTGTCGGCAAGCTCGAAGTTCGCGAAATGCTCCACTGGATAGCCTGGCGCGGTTGCGTCGTTCGGTGCGCCGTCGAACGGATCGCGATAGGTGATTTCGACGTCGACGTCCTCGATGACGGCCGGCGCGCTGCCATCGGTCGAATTGCGGATGATGAAGCAGTCGAGCGCTCCGATCAGGTTCCCACTGCTCCCGTTCGTCCTCGCCTCGACGATGTTGCCGCTACCCTTGACGTCGATGATCCGGCCGCCGCGCGACGGCGTCAGGGCGATGCTCCGGCAGAATTTCGCGCCGCTTTCGTCCCTCAGGCCGTTATTGCTGCAAACTACCTGCCGCACGGTGCCGTCGCGATAGTCGTAGCCGGTCCCCGGGGCTCCGGAAATTGCACCGGGCTTGATGTAGAGGATGCCGGTGCAGGCGGTGCCCGTATTCCCTTCAATGACGACGTTGAACACGCCGTTGGAATAAGTTGGGTCGTCGGCTGCATAGGCTCCGATTTGCGATCCTATCGAACAGAAATAGGCGTGGTTCTCGAAGCTGTTGCCGAGGATACGAATATTCTGGGTAACCTTGTCCGCCGCCTTGATTGCGATGGCATCGTCCCCGCCTGCCGGCCTTGCCTTGAAGCGATTTCGGAGGAAGGCGCTGTTGCTGGCTTCGAGCTGGAATCCGTTCGACCCCTCCGTTCGGCAATTCACCATCGTGAATCCGTCGGCTGAGGGGCGGATGTAAGCGTGATAACCGCCCGCTTCCGGCTCCTTGACCAGGAAGGCCCCGTCGAGCTCGCAGTCGCGTCCCTCGATGTCGAACGGGCGGACGCCGTCGAAACCGCCGGTCAGTTTCCATGTTCCGCCACAGACTCTCGTGCGGTCGCCACCGATGAATAGCATCGGCGTCGCCAGTTCGTCGGCGGACTGGATCGTCGCACCGCGGGCGTCGATGGTGAGGTTGCTGCCGAAGCTCAAAAGCGTACCTGACACGACGTAGGTCCGCGCCGATAGCTTGATCTCGCCGCCGCCTGAATTCTCGATTCTCGTCAGCGCCGCCTGGAATGCGGCGCTGTCGTCGGTGATTCCATCACCGGCGGCGCCGAACCAGCCGATCTCGACAGCACCCGAGTAGCGGCGAACCCAGGCGCCCGACGCCCCCGCTGCATCGGATTCCGGCGCAATGAACAAGGCTTGGGCGGGATCGGACGCGACCTCGGCGGAAAGATCGGACGGATCGTAAATGAAGAGCCCCTCCCGGTCCCGCTCGAAAAGCAGCACGGGCTTCGACCGATCCGCGAGCGATGCCAGCGCGCTCCTCGACCCGGCGCAAGCCGAAGTGCCGCTTTGCATGGCCTCGAACCATTCGGCCGCCGCGACCAGCGCGATCGTCTTCGATCCGCTGCTGAAATTCGTGGGGCTTCCGCCGATCGGCGCGCGGGCGATGGTGCCGTCGCCAAGCATTGTCCCGCGTCCGACCTCGGTCTCCACGGGTTTGTCGACTCCGATCGCCGAATAATAAAAACTCTCGCCCGGCTGGATTTCGGCCGCGAAGCTTCGGTACCCGAAGACTTCCGATCCGAGCACGAAATTCCCGGTGCCCTCGGTGCTCGTATAATTGCGCACGAGGTCGATGAACCTCGGCTGGAACGAATCCGCCAATTGCGGCTCCTTTGAATTCGATTGGAAGAAATGGGGCGGTCCGAAAGGGGTACCGAACCGCCCCCGCAAGTCAGACGAACTGAAGCAGCTTGATCGCTTCCGAGTTCACGACCTGCCCGCCCACGCGCTTGGTGGCGTAGAAGTGGACGTAGGGTTTGTGCGTGTAGGGGTCGCGAAGGATCGTCGTCGCATTGCGTTCGGCAATCACATACCCCGCCTTGAAGTTGCCGAACGCGATCGACAGCGAACCCGCCGCGATGTCCGGCATGTCCTCCGCTTCGATCAGCGGATAGCCGAGCAGCGTCGCCGGCTGGCCCGCCGCCAGGCTCGGCTGGAACATGAAAGCGCCATCCGCGGTCCGGAACTTGCGGATTTCGGAAGCCGTCGCCGAGTTCATCACGAACGCCGCGCCCTGCCGGTAAGGGGAGCGAAGCGACTGCACGAGGTCGATCAGCACGTCCTCGGGATCGCTCGCCGGGAAAGCCCCAGCGGCGCCGGTTCCGATCGTCTGCAGAGTTCCCATCGGCCGAACCGCGTCGAGCGCCGTCGACGTCGGCGAGCTCAGGAAGCCGAGCGGCTGGTTGAGTCCCGTGCCGTTGACGAACGCCGCACCCTCGGCCCGCGCGAACTCGGTCGCGATTTCCTGCGCGAGCCACGCCTCGACGTCGAACATCGCATCGTCGAGCATCTGCTGGCTCGCTGCCGGATTGGCATAGAGTTCGCCCGACGCGGGGACGATCTCGGTGAAGGTCGGAGTCCCCGTTTCCGGCCGGTCGGCCTCGAAGCCTGCCCAGCCCGAAGGCGTGCCGCCGCTGGCGATCAGCTTGCGATAGCCCGCGCTCCCGACCTTGACGACATTGGCGATCGAACGGATCGGCGAAATGGCTTTGAGCGTGCTGGCGATCTGCTCGTCGATTTCCTTCGGCACCGCGTAACCCCCGATGGAATCAGAGGAATTTCCGATTGCCTTGACTTCCAGTCCGGCTTCAATTCCATTTCGCAAATATTGTTCAGTGAAAATGTTTGCTTCATGCGACTTTACACCGTCGAGCGTCGGCCGCCCTTGAATCGCACCGCTGGCGATCTTCGCCTTGAGGACGTCCAGCTCGGCCTTCAGCGCCGCAACGCCATCCTCTTCGCGCTCCAGGACGTCGAACGACTCCTCAAGCGCATCCGCCTTCACTTCCACCATTCCGCTTCTCTCCTGTGTGAAACCCAAACAAAAAGGGCCGCGGATTCCCGCAGCCCTCACATTCGTCATCTTGGCGAAGGCCGGGATCTCAGCGAGGCTAAGCCTCCACCGCATGAACCCGCGCCAGCTTCTGCATCGGCCGTGCCACAAGGCTGACTTCGACCAGGTCCAACGCCCGCAGCTCGCGCATCCCGGCAGCTGGGGCGGCCTCCCTCACCCGATAGCCGAAGCTCAGTCCGCGCAGCCCGCGCCGCAGCAGCTCGCCCACTCGCGCATCCAGAACTTCAGCAATGACTCTCAACCCGCGCCTGTCCTCGCTCAGATGTTCGATGCGTCCGACCGGCTGGCCCTTGTGCTGCAGCAGCAGCGGAACCTCGCCGACGTGCTTGACCGCATCCGCGAACGCGCCTCGCCTCACGATATCACCGCCGCTGTCCGGCCGGTCGAAGACCGCCGCATATCCGGCGAACCTCACGCGCTCACCAGTCCCGTCAGCCTGAGCCGCACCGCGATCCCAATCAGCAAGGCCGCAAGCGCAATCCGGATGAGCCAGGTCACCACCGCGCGCCATGCCGTCCTTTTCGCATCGCGCCACGCCGACAGAAGCTCCCGAAGCTCGTCCATGTCCCGCCGCGCTTTTTCATCATCCAGCCCGAGCGCACCCAGCGCCCGCCGCGCCCCCGCCTGGCTCGATTCCTCGACCAGCGCCCGCAGCGTCACGACGTCGAGTGCCCTGCCGTTCGCCTGCGCGACGAGCGTCGCCAGCAACGCATCGTTCGTCATTCGGCTTTCTCCGCGGCAAACCCCAGCATCGCCCTCTTCTCCGCATCGCTCAGGAACGCCGCCGCCCCGACCTGCTCCCACAATTTGGCCCGGTCCTCGGCAAGCTCGCTGATCTGATCGGTATCGACCGCAAGGGTAACCGGGCCCATCCAGTCGCTCAGCATCGCCGAAAGGTCGCCCAGGATCCGCCCCGCCATTGGCAGGATCGTCTGCCGGTACAGCGCCCGTCCGGCCTCGCGCGCATTGGCATAGGTGGCGTCCCCCGGCAGCCCGACCAGTACCGGGGGAACGCCGAAGGCGAGCGCGATGTCTCGCGCCGCGCCTTCTTTCAAAGCCACGAAATCCATGTCGGCGGGCGTCAGGCTCAGCGCCTGCCACTTGAGCCCGCCCTCGAGCAGCAGCGGCCGCCCCGCATTGTGCGTGCCGGAGAACTCCGCCTCGAGCTCCGCCTTCAGCCGCGCGAACTGCTCGGCCGAAAGCGAGGCCCCATCCGCCGGCTCATAGGTCAGCGCCCCCGACGGCCGCGCCGCATTGTCGAGCAGCCCCTTGTTCCACCGGCTCGCCCGGTTGTGCACGCTCGCCGCCGCGATCGCCGCGTCCAGGCAGCCCATTCCATAATGGTCGTCGCGCGGATGAAGCGAACGGACATGTGCAACCTTCGCGCGCCCAAGTCCGTCCGCCCTCGCGAACCGGGCGGTCTTCCCGCCCGCGCGATATCTGTAGGCAACCGGCCAGCCGTTCGAATCCGTCTCGACGCTCACCCGCTCCGCCCGAAGCAGCACCAGCTCCGCCGGCTTCTCGTCCGCATCAGCGAGCAACTGCACATAGGCATTGCCGTTGAGAAGTAGTGCCGCGCCAATCCCCTCGAGCAGTTCCGGCGTAACCAGCTTCGCTGCGTCCTCATCGCCCTCGGTCGCGTCTATGGTCAGCGAACCCAGCATCCCCGCGACCAGCCGAACCGCGCGCTGCCCGACCGGATTGTTGCGATAGACCTCGTCGAACTGCGCCTCATAAGAACGCGCAAAACCCTCGCCGCCCGACGCACCGAGCCAGGCAGGCACGAACGCCCGCACCGGCTCAGCCGCGCTCTTGCGGCCGAACCACCATGCCATTTTATTTCCTTTTCATTGAACCCTCTCCCCATTGAGGGAGAGGGAGGGACCCGTTGCGCAGCAGCGGGAGGGTGAGGGGGCGTTTCCCGTGGTGCCGACCTATTTATCCAATTGCTTCAGGCAGCGCATCAGATGCGCATCCAGCGCCTTGAGATACTCGGTTGCAATTCGAGCCTTGAAAACAGCGAGATCGTTGCCTCCTTTTGACCAGTTACAAGGTCTGCACGCGATCACGAGATTGTGGAGGTAGCCCTCGCCACCGTCACGCTTCGGTCGGAGATGATCCAGGGTAAACTCTAGGTCGCCTGGCTGAATTGCCTTGTTGCAATGGAAACATTTGCCGCCAAACCTGCGATGTGCCTCGCGCAAGGCTCTCTCTGCGCCATATTCCGTTTTCCCCTTGCCGACCTTGTGAAGCGGCGTGCCGTTCGGATGCACGCGCGAAAACTTAATCCGCCCGTACGGATTCAGTTCGACGAGCGGATGCGCGGCTACGAGGCGTTGCAGCGGAATCATCCTCTCAGACTAACCGAACGACTTT